CGCCCAATCTTTGTGCCGGGTTACGAGGTATCAAATCCCGGTGGTGAGCCTGACCGCCTGCTTGGGTCGCCCATCGTGATCAACCAGTCGGTTGCCAGCATGGCTGCGGGCGCGCGGTCTGTCTTGTTTGGTGACTTCAAGGGCTACAAGATCCGCGATGCGATGCAGTTGGAAATGTTCCGCTTCACCGATTCCGCATACATGAAAAAAGGCCAAGTCGGCTTCTTGGCGTGGCTGCGGTCGGGCGGCAACTTGGCTGACGTTGGCGCGGTTCGCGTGTTTGTGAACGCGGCCACATAAGCAATCCCCAGGCGCGGCCACATAAGCAAAATCGGGCGCGGCTTCGGTCGCGCCTTACCACTCGGAGGGCTAGAACATGGCTAAAACCACACCAGAAAAGGCTGCGCTGGTTAGCGTTGTGCTGACCTGCATCTATTCCGGCTTCAAAGGCGACCCCGGCCCCGGCGATACCGTAGCGGTTCCGCCCGAGGAGGCCGCGCGGCTTGTGGATATTGGCGCTGCAAAGAAGGCTGATTAAGCATGGCGTACAGGCCGTATGATCGTATCTGGCGGGCAGGCGATGCTGCCAGCGGCCTTGTGTCGCTGGACACGCTCAAGGCCCATCTGCGCGTCACAAGCGACGACGAAAACGAGATCATCACATCATACGGCGATGCGGCAGTTTTGCATGTCGAAGCCCACACGCAGCGATTGCTGTCGCAGCGGTCTTGCACGCTTTCCCTGCCAAACCTGCCGGTGGGGAAATGCCCCATTGAATTGCCGGGCGGCGATGTTGCCAGCCTGACAAGCGTTTTCGCGGATGGCGTGGAGATCACGGGTGGCACTGTCATTGGATCATCTCCCGCGCTGCTTATCCCGTCTGCTGACTGGCCTTCCGTTACGGGCGATGGCTACCCGGTCACAATCACATACATCGCGGGTCTTGCGGCTGTTCCTGCTGGCCTGAAGCAGGCGGTGCTTTTTATTACAGAAGAACTGTACGAGCGGAGCAGGGAGGACGCTAAGGGGGCGATTAGCCGGGCCATGGTGAGTGCTGAATATCTTATGGCGCCGCATCGCATCCGGCCAGCATCATGACCGCAGGCACCCTAGACCGCCAACTGCAATTCCAGCGATTCACAGCCACAGATGACGGCTTTGGCATGGTTGAAACGTGGGCAAACCACGGCGGGCCTATTTGGGCTGGCAAGACAGATGTGTCAGACGGGGAACGCTACCGGGCAAGTGAGGTTTCCGCCTCGATCACAACGCGCTTCATGGTGCGGTGGTCGTCTTTCACGCGGGACATTACGCCAAAGGATCGCCTTACCTGTGAGGGTTTTGCCTATGATATTTCGGGCATAAAAGAGGGCAAGGGGCGGAGGCAATGGCTTGAAATCACAGCCGCAGCCCGGGCAGACCAATGAGCGTTACATTCCAAACGACCGGGTTTGCCGAACTGGACCGCGCGCTTGCCGAAATCGAAAAGACAGCCACAGCCAAGGCCATCATGCGGCGCAGCTTGAAAAAGGCAGCGCAGCCTATGGCGGATATAGCCGAGGCAAAAGCGCCCGTGTTAACTGGCACCCTGCGCGAGTCCGTTACGGTCAGCACAAAGTTAAGCAAGCGGCAAAAGGCCATGCATCGCAAGATGTTTAAGAACGACAAAGCGGCGGTTGAAATGTTCGTGGGGCCGGGGGCTTTGTCTGCGGCCACCCAGCAGGAGTTTGGCAACGAACACAACGCCCCGCAGCCATTCATGCGCCCCGCTTGGGAGCAAGACAAAATGGCGATGCTTGACCGTATCGGCAACGAAATGTGGTCCGAGATTGACAAGACGGCGGCGCGCGCTGCGAAAAAAGCCGCAAGGGGATAGCCGATGGAAGAAGACCTCCGCGCAATCCTGCTGGCATCCAGCGGGGTCACAGCACTTGTCGGCACGCGCATCAACTTCGGCACGCATCCGCAAGGCCAGCTTATGCCCGCAATCGTGTTGAACACAATCAGCGCAGACAATGGCCACACCAATAGCGGCCCTGACAGCCTGCTGACGGGGCGTGTGCAGGTTGACAGCTACGGTTTGACCTACGGGGCCACCAAGGCGCTGTCGCGGGCCGTTCTCGCCGCGCTCGACGGGTACAGGGGCGGCAGTTTCCAAGGCATCTTTCACGCGGGGTCGCGTGATAGTCGGGAAGGCGGATCGAACGAAGCGGATCGGCCTTACCGCGTATCAACTGATTTTTTGACAAACTGGAGCGAATAAAATGGAAGACGGAAAAATTGGCTATGGCAGCATGGTGCGCATTGGTGTCGGCGTTACTCCAACGTGGACAGAGCTGGCCTTTGTTGGTGATATTGAAATGCCCGACGAGCAGGTTGACGAGGTGGAAATCACCCACATGAAGTCACCCGGTCGGCGCAAGCAATTCATTGCGGGCCTGATCGACGGCGGCGAGGTTGGCGTGCCGATGAACTATATCCCCGGCAGCGCAAGCGATCTGTTGTTGATCAGCCTGAAAGCATCCGGCGAGACTGTGCAGGTGGAAATCACCTTGACCGCCACCGGCACGCCCGAAGTCTATGCTGGCTTTTTGAAGGGCTATGCACGCACTGCCCCGATTAATGACAAGATGATGGCGACCGCAACATTCCGGCTGTCCGAGGCGGTTGTGTAATGGCAAACCGCTTTCTTGGTGAGGCGACTGTCGATGTCGATGGTCGCCGGTGGACATTGCGCTGCGACTTTAACGCCATGTGCGAATTTGAAGACGCAACGGGCAAGGACGCGTTAACGGTTTTTGGCGAGTTTGAGACAGGCAAGGTTGGCGTTAAGGATATGCGAGCGATGATGTGGGCATTCTTGCAGCACCATCACCCAGACGCCACGCTGCAAGACGCGGGCGATCTGTTGAGCGCCAATGTCAATGCAATGATGGAAGTCATCAAATCCGCAAGCCCTACAGCCGATGAGGCCGAAGGCTTGGGAAACGCGGGGCCGAAGCGCAAGGCCATAAAAGCGGCTTAGATTATCTAGGCATGATGCGGGCCTATGTTGCGGCGGGGCTTGATCCTGTCGCGTTCTGGCACCTTACCCCGCGCTTGTATCTTGCACAGATGCGGGGCGCGGCGGATCGGATGGAGGATGAACACCGCAACCGTTCGTGGCTGGCATGGCACGTTGAGGCGCTATCACGGCAAAAGGTGCTGCCCGATGCGGTGAAGTTTATCAGCGGCAAAGGCGGCAAGGTTGAGCCGAGCGGTGACGTTGGGCTGCGATTGGCCGCGCTGCGGGCGTCTTTGCCAAGCATCACGCAAGAGCAATGGCGCGCGCGGTTCGGGGGTTAGGGAGTTGAAATAGCCTCCCCATCGGCATCAAAAAAAATCGCAGTAAATATTTTTAACTGCAAATCAAAAGATGAAGCGCGGGCGCTTATGCTGTCTGCGACAACGATTACATCTAACTTTTCTCCAGGCTCTATGCCGCCCGGAATCGCTGAATAGAAAACCTTAAGTGGATTTGCTTTTGATCTGACCCAAGCAACATCACGGCCATCGGTATAAATATCCCCATCCAAAGTAATAGAGGCAATAGTTGCTTGGGAATTGTTGGTTACTTCGCATTTTGCAAAAACACTGCCCTGATAGGTTGTTACACGGCAATTTTCAATTGTGGCTACATCGGAAAAAGCGGGCGCGGCAACAACTGATGCGGCAACTGCGAAAATCTTAATCATCTATTACACCTTTCTGGGGGTTTTATGGCCGGATCATCCGTCATCGGCGCTTTGCGTGTCAGCTTGGGCCTCGACTCGGCCCAGTTCTCAAATGGGGCCAGGCAGGCGCAATCGCAACTGGCCGACATGAAGAAGACGTTTTTGGCTGTCACTGGCGTTGCAATCGCTCTTGGCACTGCATTATCTGCGGCGGCGTTGAAGGGTGCTGCCGACATTGACAAGACCGCAAAGGCCGCACGGCGTCTTGGCACCTCTATTGGCGGATACCGCGCGCTTGAAATGGCGGCGGGCGAGGCGGGTGTTACTGTTGAGATGCTTGCGGACTCGATGCAGACCCTTGACCGCGAGGTGGCCAAGGGCGGCAAGGCCGCAGTTGGTGCGCTTGGCCAGTTGGGACTTGCTGCGGCTGATCTGGACGGGAAAGACGCAGACCAAAAGCTGGCACTGATCGCCGACCGGGTGAAAGAGTTGGGGCTGTCCACTGGTGAGGCATCCGCAATTTTGCAGGGGCTTGGCATCCGAAACCGTGAAATGATATTGGCGGTCATGGCCGGTGGCGATGCCTTGCGCGCCGCGCGGGCCGATGTGGCAGACTATGGCTTGGCAATATCGTCTGTGGACGCCAAAAGGATTGAGGCCGCGAACGATGCAATCAATCGGCTTGGGCTGATCGGGCAATATGCTGGGCAACAGCTTGCGATTGCACTTGTCCCGGCAATGGGCGCGCTTGCTCAAGCAATGACCGACAGCTTGCGCGAGGGCGGTTTCTTGCGCATGGTCATTGATGGGATTGTGGGAAACTTGGATATTCTGGCCAGCACGCTTGGGGTTGTGGTAGCGTACTTCGGCGTGTCTTATGTCGGCGCTTTGGCAATGGCGACACTTTCCACCTTTACTTTTGTGGGCGCATTGGCCGCTTTGAAAGCGGCACTTATTACAACAGGCATTGGCGCGCTGATCGTTGGCGCAGGCGTTGCTGTTGCAATGTTCTTGCGGCTGGTGGAGGGCGCGGGCAGCTTTGGCAAGGCGCTTGGGTTACTTGCAGATGTGACAGTTGAGGTCTGGCAGCGCATTGGAGACGGCGCGCAGGTCATTGTCCTTCGGATGCGCGAAGTTAGCTTGAACATGCAGGGCGCGTTCCTTTCGGCGCTGGCGATAATGCAAGACGGATGGGCGGGCTTTTTGCGGTCAATTGCGGGTGGCGTTAGCAACATTCCCGGCATGGAGGGCTTGGCGGACGAATTGGGAACGGCTGCAATTTTGGCCCAAAGCAATGTCTACACCACTAGGGGCGATGCTGATTTTGCAAATGAGAAAGCATCAAATTTAGGCGGGCAGGCTGATGTGTTAGCGGACAGCATGGGCAGGCCATTGGCGTCCATTAAAGCGCTGCGAGATGCAGTCACGCAAACGGCTACGGAACTCGATGCGGCTGTTGTTTCATCGACGAACCTCGGCAACGCGCTGGAAGATGCGGGCGGCGGCGGGGGCGGCGGAGGTGGTGGTGGCAAGGGCGGCAAGGCGATTGACGCCCTTAAAGACAAGGCAGAAAACCTAAAGCAAAAAATGGAGGAAGTGCGCGGCGCAATGTCCAGCGCTTTCGTTGGCCTGGTGACGGGCGCGAAAAGTCTAAAAGGCGCGATTGGGGAACTCCTTGGCAAGTTTGCCGAAATGCTGGCCAGCAGCGCCTTTGATGCGCTTTGGGGCGGGATGGGCAGCGGCGGAAAAAAAGGCACCGGCATCGCTGGTTTTATTGGCGGATTGTTCGGATTTGCCAACGGTACAAACAGCGCGCCGGGCGGCATGGCATTGGTGGGCGAGCGCGGGCCGGAATTGGTCAACCTGCCGCGTGGTTCGCAGGTTAACACTGCGCAGGAAACCAAGGCTTTGCTTGGCGGTGGCGGTGGGTCCGTCTCAATCAGCATAGACGCCCGTGGCGCGCAGCAAGGCGTTGCTGAACAAATCGCGCAGCAACTCCAACGCGCAATGCCTGGCATCACAAACGCGGTGCGGGCTGGCATCGGGGCAAAGCAAGCGAGGGGGTATGGCGTATGACTGCTGAACTGCCTTTGGTGCTGGTATCCGGCGCGCAACGCACACTTATTGCCATGACATCCGCCGCGACATCGCCATTCACTGGCGGGCAGCAGGTGCAGGATTGGGGCGGGCGCTACTGGTCATATCAGATTGATATGGCCCGGATGGTGGGTCGCAATGCCAAGGTTATGGATGCTTTTATCAACGGCCTGGGCGGATTGGCGGGCAAATTCATTTTCCGCGACCCATCCATCAAGCAAACGATTGCGGGCACGCCACGAGTCGCAGGCGGTGCGCAAGTCGGTTCTACGTTGGTCACAGACGGGTGGCCCGTTAGCGTGACGGTTATGCAGGCGGGTGACTTCTTTTCGCTTGGTGCGGGTGCTGCCATGCGGCTTCACCAAGTCTCTGCCGATACCACGTCAAACGGGTCGGGGGTGGCCACGATTGCCTTTCACCCGCCATTGCGGTCCAGCCCGGCAGATGACGCGGAGTTGAATGTCATCAATCCCGGCGTGGTTCTAAAGCTGACCGGGCCAGCGCCGACACAAATTGACGTTGCAGACATTTATCAATTCACCCTTTCCGCCCGTGAAGCGATATGAGCCGCGACCTGCCCGCGGCCATCACCGCCGCCTTGACCGGTGGCGATGCGATGCGACTTGCCCTGTTGGTGGAGATGGAGTTTGCATCCGGTTTCTTGCGGCTGTGGTCGGGTCTTGGCCCGTTGACCTATAGCGGACGCGAATGGACCGGGGCGGGAACGCTGTTCGGGTTCGATAATATCGAGGAAACCCGCGCTGTCGTGGCCAACGGTGCCACGATCTTTCTGTCTGGCATTCCGGTTGATCTGGTATCCGCCTGTATCAACGATGCGCAGCAAGGCAAGATTGGCCGGATTTATCTGGCGGTGATGGATGCAAACGGCGCTGTTGATGGCGATGCGGTGGAATTGTTCGTGGGGCGCTTGGACGTGCCGACGATCAATGATGAGGGCGCGAATTGCACCATCAGCATCAGCTACGAAAGCCGCATGATCGACCTCACCCGCCCGCGCGAGTGGCGGTACACGCAGGAAAGCCAGCAGGTGCTGCACCCCGGCGATCTGGGCTTTGAATATGTCACGTCCATTCAGGACCAAGAGATTGTCTGGGGGCGTGCCTGATGACCCGATTGAATGGGTGGGAATTGCGGCTACTGGCCGCAGTCGATGACGCACGCGACACGCCCTTTCAGTGGGGCCAGCATGATTGTGCAACATGGGCCTTTGATGTGCGCTTGATGCTGACTGGCGAGGACGCCGCCGCTGCGTGGCGGGGTAAATACAAGACCGAGGCGGGCGCGGCCAAGATGCTGCGCAAGCTGAAATGCCAAACCGTTGAGGATTTGGCCGAGTCAATCTTGGGCGATGCACTGCCAACGGTACTGTTGGCGCAGCGCGGGGATATTGTTCTTGGCGGTGCCGAGCAAGCGCTTGGCGTCTGCGTTGGGTCTGACGGGCTGTTTTTGCAACCATCAGGCTTTATTGCGCTGCCGCTGCGATCCTGCCTGCGCGCGTGGAGGGTTTAGGATGCCATTTCTTGCTCCCGTCTTTGCCGCTGTTGCGGGCGCGTTCGCTACAATAGGCGCAACCGCTTTAGGGTCAGCGCTGCTGAAAATCGGTGGATCGGTGCTGCTGTCATTTGCCAGTGCTGCACTTATGCCCAAGCCAAAACAGAGCCTGCAAGACCGCAAGGTTACGGTTCGATCCCCCATTGCGCCGCGTGATCTGGTTTACGGCCGGGTGCGCAAAGGTGGCGTGATTGTCTTTGTGCATTCAACCGAGTCCCAGAACAATTTATTGCACGTTGTCGTTGTCTTTGCGGGCCACCGGATAAAGAAGATCGGCAACATCTATTTCGACGGCAAGCTTGCCGTTCTGGCAAATGCTGATGTGGGGTCTGATGTCTTTGCGGGCCATGCCAATGTGGAGCGGCGGCTTGGGTTGCCGGGCCAGACTGCATTTGCTGGCTTGATTGCATCCGTCCCGACTAAATGGACGCAAAATCATCGCCTTTCGGGCTGTGCCGTGGCCTACTTCAGGCTGACGGCAAGCACCAATGTTTATCCTTCTGGCGTGCCCAATATTTCGGCGGATATTGAAGGCAAGGACGACATTTTAGACCCGCGCACCGGCACGCGTGGCTATTCAGAAAACGCCGCCCTGTGCGTAGCGGATTATATGTCGCTGGTGGATTTCAGCCTTGGCGCGCAGATCGGGGCGGCGGACGGCATAGACGAAGATACGCTGATCGAGGCCGCAAACATCTGTGATGAACTGGTCGTGGTGCCGGGTGGCGGAACAGAGAAGCGCTATACCTGCAACGGCTTGATGAGCCTGTCAGAGACGCCGCAAACCATTATCGAGGCGATGCTGGGTGCAATGGCTGGCAGCATCGCCTGGCTGGGTGGGGCGTGGCGCATCCGGGCCGGTGCCTACCGCATTCCAACGGTTACCCTGACCGATAATGATGTGCGCGCGGGCGGCATGACGCTGGAAACGCGGGTGTCGCGCACAGACAGCGCCAATGCCGTGCGCGGCACATTCATCAGCCCCGAGAACGATTGGCAGCCTGATGACTTCCCGGCCTATGAAAGCGCCGCCTATTTGGCAGAGGATGGGAACGAGCGGCGCTGGCGTGATGTGGCGCTGCCCTTCACAATCTCGGCCAGCACGGCGCAGCGTTTGGCCCGGATATCGCTGGAATCCTTGCGCCGCCAAATGACCGTCAATTTAAGCGGCAAGCTGTCGGCGTGGCGGGTGTCTGTGGGCGGCACGGTAATGTTGACCTATGCGCGGTGGGGCCTGTCTGCCAAGCCGTTCGAGGTGCAGGGCCTGACGCTACAGCTTGCCGGGAATGAAACGCCGGAACTGGTGCCGGATCTGGTGCTGCGCGAAACATCTCCGCTTGTGTACGATTGGGATGCGACAGAGGCGGCGATTTATGCCGCAGCACCACGCACCACCTTGCCAAGCGCGTTTGATATTCCACCACCCGGCGCGCCGACAGTTTCGGAATCACTTTATGTCACCCGCGACGGTGCTGGAGTGAAGGCATTAGCTCGGCTGGATTGGATTGCATCACCAAGCGGGTTCGTGAGTGAGTACATCGTGGCCACGCGTCTGTCAGGCGGCGAATGGATCGAGCGGGGCCGCACGGCTGACCTGTTTTTTGAAGTCTTGGACATTGATCCGGGCAATTGGGAATTTCGCGTCAAGGCGGTCAGCAACTTGGGAGTGTCGTCGCCCTATGCCACAACCGCGCGCGAGATTTTTGGGCTTGCGTCACCGCCTGTCGCTTTGACGGGGGCCAACCTGCAATCGGCGGGCGGTCTGGCCATATTGGAATGGGTTCGGTCGCCTGATCTCGATGTAAGGATAGGCGGGTCTATCGTGATCCGCCACTCCACCGCCACAAGCCCCACATGGGTCAACTCGGTCAGCATGAAAACCGTTGCGGGCGGTATGGAATTGGCGGTGGTTCCTTTGAAGCCGGGGGCGTATCTGCTGCGCGCCCGCGATAGCAGCGGAATCTATGGGCCAGAGGTTTTCCTGCGCACAGACGGTATTCAGGCAATCGGGTTTGCGCCGATTACAACGCTGCAAGAAGATGATGAGTTTTCGGGCGTCAAAGTCGGAACTGCCGAGGATATCGGGGTTTTGCGTCTTGCGGCAATCGGCAACTTTGACTTGGAGCCAGATGTTGACGCGATTGATAATGTGGACGCCTTGGGCGGATACGGAACATCGGGCATCTACAATTTCGCGGCGGGGATGAACATGGCGGCTTTGCGGCGGCTGCGGCTGCGGTCTGTGATCGCGTCATCCATCATCAGCCTTGGCGACAATATCGACACGCGCGATGGGTCTGTCGATGGGTGGCTGAATTTTGACGGCGAGGATGGTGGCGAAGTGGATGTTGAAGTTCAGGTCCGCACTTCACAAACTGATCCTGCCATTGCCCCTGATTGGTCGGATTGGTCCCGCGTTGACAGCAGCGAAATATCTGCGTGGGGCGTGCAAGCCCGCGCGTTGCTGACATCCACAGACCCCGGATTTTCGCCAGCTATTGATACACTCAGACTAGAAGCAGAGGAGGTGTCTTAATGGCACAAATTACCGACTGGCCTATTCCTTCCGGGCCTTCCGGCTTGGCAATGCGGCAACAGGTGAACTTGATTACCGAGGCGCTGCGCACGCAAAATTCTGGCGATGCGGCACCCACTCCAACAATTGCCGGAATGGAGTGGTTTGACACGTCTGTATCGCCGGGTGTGTTGAAGGTTCGCAACTCTGCGAATGATGGTTGGATCAGCTTCGCCACGGCGGCTCAGGGGGTGAAGGCGGATAGCGCATTGCAGCCCGCCAATGTCGCAGGCCGCAACCTAATCATCAACGGTTCGGGCCGCGTCAATCAGCGGTCCTATGTCAGCGCAGTTGCCACAACCGTTGCAAACCAATTCACCCTTGACCGTTGGTTCGTTATCACAAGCGGCCAAAACCTGACGTTTACAGGCAATAACGCGGGCCGCACAATGACTGCCCCGGCTGGTGGTGTTTCGCAGGTTATCGAGGGCGCAAACATCGTTGGCGGAACCTACGTTATTAACTGGACTGGCACAGCGACTTGCACAGTTGGCGGAGTTGCTAGGCTAAAGGGCGCTACGTTTACGCTAACCGCTAATACCAACGTGACTGTCAGATTTACGGGTGGCACTTACACCGATGCGCAGATTGAATTGGGAACGATTGCGACTGCGTTTGAGTGGGTTGATACGGCGCTGGAGTTGCTAAAATGCCAGCGGTATTACGCGCAAAACTTTGGAGTTCCGGGGGTGCTTTATGCGCCAATCAGTGGTGCTACAAACCAGAGGCGAAGGCTTATCCCTTTTAGTCCGGTTGCCCCACATGTTGACGCGACGAAGAATCTCGCCCTTGTGGCTTGAGAGGTGGATCGGATCAGTTTGGAACGTCTCGTGGATTTATAGGGCTTGGCTTTTGCC